CAGGTCGGCCCCGCGCAGGTTGGCCCCGCTCAGGTCGGCCCCGCTGGCTACCGCTTCCGCGACGCTCGCGTATTCGCCGATTTCCGCTCCGTCTCGTCGTAAAATCTTCATCTCATCGCCTCCCCAAAATGCGCTCGTAAAATGTCCGCAAATATCGGATGGACTGCCGGTGGGTCCATCGCCTCGCGGATATTCGCTTCCGCGTGATCTACGTCCGCCGCGCAGTCGTTGCAAAGCGTCTCGCCTGACCGGTGTGGCTTGGCGTCCGCGCACAGCAGGCCGCACCCTTGGCACGGCGCCAGATCCTCTTTCGCTCCACAGGCCACGCAGAGCCACTCGTCCTTGGCGGACTGCAGCAGGACGGTACCTTCGCCGCCCCATGTTTGGCACGCAGCGCACTGCCGCAGTCCACGCTTCGCCGCGCACAACTGGCAGTAATCGGTACCCTGTGCGCGCTCCACGTCATCCTCGCTTTCGCCGCAGAGGTCACACTGCCAGCATTCCGCGTCGCGATTCCAGGGCGCTTCGGGAGTGCCCGCATGCACGCCCGCCGGGTAACCGCCGTCGTTGAGTCTCAATCGCATCGGATCCTCCGTTCTCGCCGGATCGCCCGCGCGAGCCAGCGGTCAAATGTTTCGAGAGTGCATTGCTTCCACCACGCACCATCCCTGGCGACCAGCAGGCCCTTGGGAGAGTCCTCGATCTCGTAGGGCCGGATGACGCCGGCAGCGACAGCCAGGTTCGCCCGGTGGATGACAGCGGATTCGTAAGCCTCGCGCTCCGTCATCGCGCACCGCCGATCTGGTGATTACGGACAGCGATGCCGCCAAACCATCCAGCCAAGATGTAGTTGGTGATGAGGACCGGCTTCCGCATCCGCGGGTGCTTGCGGACGATCCACCGCTGCAGCAGCACCAGGCCCACGGTCGAGCCAGCCTTGAGCGCCACGCCGCGCGTCGAGTCGTAGCGCCCGGATCCGTCACGTAGTACCGGATTCAGCTCGTAGCGGCCAATCGAGGATTGATGGTCCGCGGAATGCGCCACCGCCAGCGCGGTCAGACTTGCGAGGTATGCCGGATCCTGTAGCAGGTCGCGGCGAAACTGTTGCGGCGCTTGGATCTCGACCTGAGCAAGCACCGGAAGGGAGAGCAGCAGCAGGGCTAGGATGCGCATGAGGCCTCCCGCTTCTGTAGGTGGAAGCATGTGCCGTCTTGCACGATCTCGCCATCGATACACATGCACAGCAGGGCTTCGAGCAGGTCTATCCGCGCATAGGGGGCTCCCATCTCTTCGAAGTGGGCGCGGATCTGGGTGTAGGTTGGCCCGTCCTGCGCGGCCAGGTAGGATGCAATGGCCTCGCGGATGGGTGGCCAAGGAATGCGCATCATCGGCCACCCCCAACGATCACGGCCAGCACAGCCACGGCGAGCGCGGCGGTCAGCACGAGGATGGCGAGATAACAGTAGGCGCGGATGGTGCGCAGGTGGTGGATGAGACGATCCCGCTGCCGCAGCTCGCGCTCGTAGCGGTCGCAGCTTTGGTCGTAGACGCTGGTGGGTACCAGATCGCCAGGAGAGACCCGCCGTACGAATGGCCCGGACGGCAGGGAGTAGATCCGCTCAAGCTCGCGGACATCGGACATGATCGGCCTCCACGCTCCCGCTTGCCCCGTGCAGGTAGCGTTCGATTTGGACGCGGCAGCCTCAAAACAGCCGCGCTTCGCCGATGGTTTTGCCCGATTTGCCTGATAACCCCTGGTGTCGCCTGTCTCTTAATCAGTAGGTTGAAGGTTCGATTCCTTCCGCGCTCACCAGAGATCCTCAGGGTTTCGGCCCATCGGCCAGATGGGGCGAATGACCGCGATGTGCAGGCAGCGGTCGGAAATCGTCGCCTGTAATCGCCACTGACCAGCCGGGTGTCACTTCCGATGATGCCCGGCTTTTCTTTATGGCCTGATTCTCTAATAACCGATTACTAGAGTCAAGCGCTTTCTTGCGCAAGTCTGCGCTTTTCTGCTTTGGCGGCCCGTGCGGCTTCAAGTAGGGCTGCTCGCCGCTCGGGTGGCACAAGCGCCATGCCCTTCGGCACGCGCGCCTTACCGCCCAGACGCCCGAGGGCAACCGCCGCCGGGNNCTGTTTGGTGGTGTCAACCATGCCGCAATAGTAACCGCTTATTAGTCCGGCGGTCAAGCCCCGGCTCTATGCAGCAGGTCGTCCAATGCGTCGAGGCCTTCGAGTACAATTCGCTCGACGGGCTGCATGTATTCGTCCGCGGTGGTGGTGATGGTGGCGTGGCGGAGTTGCTCGGAGATGTGCTTCAGTGTGATGCCGGCCTGGGGTGCAAGCGTGGCGAACGTGCGCCGGAGCATTTGGTAGTTGATCTTGGAAACCCCGGCCCGCGCGGCTGCGGGCTTCAACGCCGAACGGATCCAGTTCTCGGGCGCCAGGTGCGTGCCAGCCGACGAGGCGAAGATGAAGTCGCGAGGGTTGCGTCGGTCGCTTTCCGTCGGTCGCTTTCCTGACGCCACAGATCCAACTCCGCTGCCAGCCTGGCGCTGATGCCGACCAGGGCGCGCGAGCCGTGCGTCTTGGTGGCAGCGACGACGCGGGACATCTCCACGGTTTCATCGATCCGGAGCGAGCGGCCGAGCCAATCATCAGCCAATCATCCCACCGAAGAGCGAACACCTCCTGGCGCCGCAGGCCTGCGAGCACGAACAGGCGAAAGATCAGCCGGTCCCGCGTGCTTCCGAGTGCCCTCGTGACGGCGCTTGCGTCCGCCGCGGTGAGGGTGCTTTTATCGACGGGCCGCACATCCGCCGGCATGCGAAGTTTTCGCGCAGGGTTGCGGTCCAGGTAACCCTGATCGATGGCCTCCTCGCAGATTGCCCGGAGATAGACGCGGACTTTGTCTACCAGTGATGAGGAATAGGTCCTGGCGAGCTCGCCGAGCCATGCCTGCAGGTCCACCTTGTCTAGGGCTGGCAGCAGCACTTTGCCCCACTTCGGGATAAGGACCTGGTCAAAGATGAACCGGTTGAGGTCCAGCGTCTTGCGGCGCCAGGTGGATTCTTTAAGCCGCCAGTACCGCTCCCGGGCGAACCAGGCGAACGTGACAGCGCCGGGCTTCTGCCGGGCCTGGACCGCTTCCCGCCCACGCTCGTGAGACTCATAGCCCACGGCGCGAATGATCCGGAAAAGCTCTTCCTCCGCATCAGAACGATGCTTTTCTGTTTTATGCCCCAGTAGCTTGGTCCGGTGGCGCCGGACTTCGTGCCCGTCATCATCGGTCCGGTATTCGAACCAGTGCCCTTGCCAGAAGCCTTTGCTCGTTACCGTGACATAGCCGCGCTGTCCACCCCGATTGCGGCCCGTCTCATACCTCCATCGGAGACGGCGGAGCCGGGCACAGGCACGGCAGCCTGGGTCGCCCCGCATCGCCATATTTGCCTACCGCTATCCAGTTTACGCGCGATCTATCGATAAATTAGTCCTAAGTACCATAAAATCAGTACCTTAAACAGATTAGCAAAAGAATGTTTAATAAGGCGAAAGTGTTGCTGTTGTATGATTCGCAAGGAGGCCGATTATGGATATTTCAATCAAGCAAGGCGTCGGTCTGGGGTGTGGCGTGGTGGCCGCCTGCGGCCTGCTGTTGCTTGCCGCTGTGATGTGGCGCCAACATCGAATGGCAACTGATCCGGAGTATGCCGCGCGGGATGCGGCTCGTGTTGAGCAGATTCGAAGGGAATCGGCGGAAAGGGACGCGGCGCGGGAAGAGGAGCAGAAAGCGGCGGCCGCCGCCAAATGGGAGGAATACCGAACGGGGTCAAGCGACGCGAGGTACGATGCCTACGCTGCAGCGCGCGAGCTGGTGCGTGGTTTGCTGAAAGCTCCCTCGACGGCCGACTTTGCACGCTACGACGCCGCGCGCATCCGGATCGATGATCGCGGGCGGTTCGTTGTGCTTGTGGAGGTAGATGCGCAAAACAGCTTCGGCGCGGTGATCCGCAGCCGTTTCGTCTGCCCGATGACGGTGGAGCCGGGCCCGGCCTGGTCTGGCGAGTGCTCGCTTTTGCCTTGATTCGGGGATCGTTGGGTGGATAATTGTGGCAGGCTGATCGGAGGAAGAATGAAGCTCAGCGGTATGCAACTCGGGTTGATTGTCGCCCTTGCCTTATGGCTCGGACTTGGCCTCGGTTATCTCGTCTGGGGTATTGGCGCAGCGGCGGCAGACGCCGAAAGAACCTACCCAGTCGAAATTGAAGGCGGCCGGACGATCTTTGTAGCAGAAGGAGAAGCCTACCTGCGTCGATCAAAGCGCTGGCAATGCTGGGAATTCCGCGAAGGCCGCCAGGTTCCCGTCGGCGATCCGTTCGACGCTGATGTTGGCGGCGAAATTGTACGTTCAGGGCGTCCCGGGTGCGCGGAGTACCTAGCCAAGTTTGGTGTGAAGTTGGAGGCGAGCAGCAAATGAACTGGAGACCAATCGCAGAGATGCCTGAGGAATGGATGGACCGGCGGATGGTGCTGCTGGGGAGTCGGGACAGTGGCGTCTATGCGGTTTGTCGGTACGGCGACCCCTACCCGCTTTGGATTGACGCCGCGAAGCGAATGTACGAGCCCGAAGAGTTCACTCACTACGCCGCGGACTTCGAGCCGATTCCGCCGGTGGTGGAGATAACCACGCACTCTGACGACGAGCGGGTCTTTCGCGATGGGGCAACGGGAGCAATTAGAGCGGAATCCCTACAGCGCCCTGCGCCACCCAGCGGTGGATCGGGAGTGCCTCGTGGCGTCCATTCCGTAGAGTTTTCTATACCGCCGCCCGCCGCGATGATTGCAGCGATGCGAGCCGATCTCGATAAACTGCTCAGCGGGCAACCAGTCCAGACGCTCACAGAGGCGGAGAAATGCACAAGGCCGTCGGTGGAGCCTGTCCAGTTAGTTCGTGCGCTACATCTGGCGCTGACCAAATCAATGGACGAGATCGGGAGGCCCTGGACGGAAGAGCCCCATCACGCAGACTGGCGATGGGAGCTTATCGCGGAAGCGAAGGCATGGCTGGCTGCGAATCCTGGCGTAGATGCAGCCCCGTCTACTCCCGGGCCTTGCGCGCCTGCATGCCCGCCGCGCCGCTGAACGCTCCAAAGGCAGCAACGGCAACGTCCCGGAAGTCGTGGTTAAACGCGGCCGCAGCCATCGCAACCAGGAATCCCACGAACAACAGCACCAGCGGGAGCTGGTCGTTTGAGATCAAGTCGGCCAGTTTTGACATGAAATCCTCCTAGCGGCGCATAGTTCGCGCCCATTTTGGAATATCGACCTTGGTTGCCCGCCTGATCGCGCCTACCCTCGCGATATCTGCGAGCAGGTTCGCAAAACTCGAATGGCCATCGAACGCGATGCCGCGGGCGCGGATATCGGGCAGCATCGTAAACAGCACGTCCCACCGATCCGCGCCACCTGGTTGCGGCGCGATGACTTCGTGGGGTCCAAGCCCGGCCCGGTCCACGGCCGCGGCGATGGCGTCAAGCTCCTCGTCGCGCGTCATGCCCGCACCAGCAGGTCAAAGATGCCGGCGCCGGCGGGCCCGATCTCCGGTTTGTCCGGCCGGAAATTGCCATGCACCGCGATGCCCTTATGCCTGGCAAAGAACCCTGGATTGGCGACGCCCACGCGAACGTCCGGATGAATGTCGATCGAGATGGTAAACCGTTCACACAGGTGGCTCACCAGCTCAGCGGCCGCGCGCAGTTGCTCGTCAGGCATGCGCTCCCAGAACGCCTGGCCACGGTGCAGCGCCTCCACGTAGGCGTGGCGCTCCTCAATGCCGCACAGCACCCGGCCGGTGTAGGTTTTGAGATCGTTGCCGCTGCGCGCCAGCCAGCCCCAGTTGGCCAACTCGATCCCAATCGAGCGCTCGCACTGTTGCCGCAATCCGCGGGCTCCGATGTGGTGAGCCCAGAATTCGGGCGGGAACGCCTCGTAGATGGTCCCGTCGCGGTCGATCACGTAGGCCGTCCCGATGCGGTTCTGCTGCTTGCGCCACCAGGCGATCGAGGAAGGCGCGGATCCGCCCGCTGTATAGTGCAAGACGATCAGGTCTTTCCGGAATTCCTGCTGGTAGTAGCAGGTCTCGGGAAGGGTCAGCGTTGCATCGATCTTCATTTCGTCAGTACCTCCACCAGCTTCAGCACGGCCGCGCCACCACCCGCCGCCAGCAGCGCCCACAGCGTTCGGATTACCCAGGTGGCCCCGCGCACCGTGCCCCGCTGCTCCGCCTCTTTCGTGGCTGCCGCCGTGCTCATCGCCGTCAGTTGCGCGGTGATGGCCGCAAGCTGGGCCTGGATGCTCGCCTCCGAGGCCATCACCTTCGCCATTAGGCTCGCCTCCACCGCCGCCACCTTAGCCAGCGCACTCGCGGCCGCCGCGCCGTGCTGGTCGCAGAGCAGCGCCCGGGCCCTGGTGTCGCTTTCCAGGATGTTGATCCGCTCGCTCCGCTTCTCAATGCGGTCCAGGCGGCCGCGCAGTTCCTCGCGCCAGACGTCTTCGTCCTCGCGCTGCTGGTCTTCCCGCCGCCGGCGTTCGGCGTCTTCGCGGTCCAGACGTTGCTCAATGGCTGTGATGCGCGCTTTGGCAGCGGCAAGCTCAGGCATGTCGTCGTTTTGTAAAGCCACCAGGGCCTCCACTACTCCGGGTTCTTCTGCTCCCACTCCTGGATGATGGCCAGCGTTGCATCGGCGGCTTCCGTGGCCTGGGCGTTCACAAGGCGCACTTCCACCCCTTCCGCCTCCAGCAGGCGCTTGATCTTCAGCACGGCCTCTACCATGTTGGGCAACTGCTCAATCAGGATGGCCGTGCCCGCGATGATGATGGTTGCCGTGGGGTTCGGCGTGATGGCGGACGTCATAGCGGACGTCATAGCGCACCTCCTACCGGATAGCCGTGGGCGCGTTGCCACAGCCGCCCCAGCGTCACCAGCTCCCCGCCGGTGATGCGTTGCCCCATCTCGCGCTGCACGTCCCGGCTGGCCAGCCAGGCGTCCAGGTTCGCCCGGGCCGGATGCCGTGGCGCGATCGCCGCACCCGCAGCCTCCCGGGTGCCGAACTCCCGCACCATCAGTGTCACCGTCGCGGCCAGCGCTTTGAGACTGCTCACCACCAGGCGCTGCTGCGGCGTGTCCAGTCCTGTCAGCCAGCGGTCAAACACCGGCGGCGCGGCCAGGTCCAGCACCAGACGTGTGATTTCCGCGCTCTTGACGTCCACCTGCGCATCGGAGAGCGCCACCGCCAGGGCTTTGCTCGATTGCGCCACACGGGATTGCCAGGCGTAGATATCCCGCACGGTCTCCGCGGGGATCATTTGATACTCGCTCGCCTGCCGAATTGCTCTCGCCGCGGCCAGGTTGGCTTCGGCCAGCACCGCGTTGTATGTGGCAAGCCGCACGTACGGGCTGGCGGGTTGTGTGGGGTTGGTTGCGCCCGTTTGCTTGCGGCAGGCACTGGAAGCGAACAAGAGGCAGAGCACGGCCAGGGCGGCCGTCAGCCGTCGAAAGTCGAACATGACGAACTCCTTATTTTTGGATCGGGTAGAGAGAACTGCTGCCCAGCGCGTTGCCGCCGGCATCGCGCCAGGTCCAGGAAATTGCGGGACCACCCGCGCGCACATCCACGCCAGTCAGCGTGCACGGGAAGCTACTGCACACCTGCGTGGCCGTCGCCCCGTTGGGCAGATACTTGGTGATCAAGGCATCGGTAGCGCCGGCAGGCAGTGTCAGGGCGAGCAGGTGCGTCCGCAGCACTGGCGCCGCAGGCCCGCCGACACGCGCCGCCGGCGCTGTTTGCCCACCACCGACACCCCAGGCTTGTCCGTAGTTTTTTGTTTGCAGGTTGAACGAGAAATTGTATTCGCCCTCGCTCACCGCACCCGCAACTACACCATCCCCGGCAATGGGTGTACTGAAACCATCCTTCGCATAAGTGTCGGTATAGAGAGTTTCCAGCCGCGTGAGATCCGTGGCATTCGCGGTGTGTAAGTACTTCCGAGAAAAAGCGTTAATCACCTCGATATTGTAGGATCGTTCATTCCCGGCGTCTGTACTCCAGCACTCAAAAGCCGAGGAGTAAGTTGTCACTTGACAGTTAGACCACCCGACTCCATAGCGAAGCCCTTTTGTCAATTCGTGCCGACCGTGAGTCCAAATCCAATCCACCACCTCGCCCGCCTGCGTGCGATAGTCCGCCGCCACAGCGTCGTTATAGCCGTCCAGTGCTTCCGCCGCAAGGTACAATACCCATGCAGTAATGCCAAGGACGAACGGCTGCGATCCGCGCCCAGTAAGATTCTGCCAAGTCCAGCGACGGTAGGGGTTCGTGCTGGTATCCCCGGTGTAGGGTTTGTCGAGCGTAAGTGTATTTCCGTCCACATAACGGCACCAGTACCAGTTGTCTGTGTCTTGGTCGCCCGTAAGGACGTTGCCGCTGGTAACCGATCCCATGGACATGGTCCAGTATGAGCGCCCCGCTGGGAGCGCACTCATAATACGGTAGTCAGTCACGCTCGAAGCGTCGCCTCGCCACGGATGATTGAGTACCATCGCAGTAGACGATGACACGGAGGCTATCGTTGCCGCCATACTCCACGGTTGACTGTTGAGCGTTCCGCGAATGAAAATCACCTTCCCCGCGTGTCCTGTGAAGTTTGTTCCAGTACCCGTCACCGTCACTCGATCTGTGTTATCAATACTAATGGTTCCGGCTTCTGTCGCCACGGTTCCGCAGTAATCGGAAGGGTAAGCACTCCCCGAAAAGCGGGTGACCGTTGCTGAGCCGTTACTCAACTGGTGGACTCGACTTGTATCGCCCTCGATAGCATTTTTACTGATAAAGTTTCCATCGGCCTGCTGTTGCGGTCCCCAACGGTCTGCATACGCAGTGACTAAAACATCGCGCGAAGCCGTTCGCGTGGTGGAGTCGGGGTCCAGGAGTCCGTCGAGAGCGATAAAGGCAAGACAGTACGCACTTTCCCGCACGTCCACAATATCTGCGGAACCGCTGGCATTTGACTCGCAGGCGGCTGCTTTCAAGCGCAGTAGTGGCCAAGTCTCTGTCGCTAACCCGCCTGGATCAATTGCGGCCCGCAAGAAAGCCCCAGTGAGGGAAAGGTGACGCGGGATAAATGTTACCTCCCACCACGGACTAAATGGGTGCCTGTCTGCCATCCATCGCGCCGAGTCCCGCGCCTTGATCCATCCAGTACGGTAATAGAGGGAGTAGTGCCCGAGCGCATTGTCGTAGTAGTTGACATCGCTCCCGACACTTGTTCCGCCCCAGGTAGAGCAGCCCGCGCAGAAAAATATCGTGCCCCAAGTGACGCCAGGAGACGCAATATGCGTTCGCTCCCAGATCCATCCAGACTGAAACGTCATTTCCGTATCGCTTTGGCACGATGCGATGTAACGGTAATACCGTCGAGGCTCATCTCCAGGAGTTGTCGGAGGGAGGTTTACGACGATATGGCGAGGTACTGCGCTTACCGCACCCACGGATCCGCCGCAGAACACATCCAAAAAATTCGTCCCCACGCCATAGATTTTCGACGGTGTACTCGCGGACGTGTAAACAGTCCCCTCACGTGGGATACCAGCCACTTCAGGCAGCAACCATTCCGCATCCCAGGTGCCCCCATTCAGTGCGTAATTGTCCCAATTGAATTGCGCCATGATGATATGTTGGCGATCCGCCCACTGCCAGGGGTTTGAACCAAACACCACGGATGGTCCCAGGATGTCATTCAGTCGATCATCCGGGTAAATGACCACGCCGTTGCTGTCGTAAGCTACCGCGCCCACGTCCAGATCCGCCGTGCCTTTAGAGCCACTGGCGTCTGTCACCACCAGTCGGAACTTGTACGGCCCGAATACTGTGCCCGTGATGGTGGGCGTGCAACTGGTCCGATCATCGAAAATCGCCGTGGATGTGAGCGCCTCGCCGCTCGCATGTGGCATCTGAAACCATAGGCATGTCACATCCGCCGAAGCGTCAGCCATCGAGTAGGAATTGCTTGTTATCTGCGAAGGGTATCCCGCGCGTAAAGGGACGAATGGTGCCCAGTTCGGAGTATTAGGCGTAGCAGGCAATGAAATCGCGACCTGCCCCGGCGTAGCGGCAAAAGTAACCCCAGCCACACTGTTGAGGTTGCGCCCGTTACCGCTCGAATCGTTGCCGTTGCCATCGAACTTGAGTTCGACAATATCGCCCGTATCCGCTGTAACAGGCGGGCGCGAATTGACCGCGACAATATCGGCGTCCGCACGGACAAAGCCGATCTGCGCGGACATATTGGTTTCCTTGAGTTCGCCCCCGCTAAACACCCAACTATTGACAGACGTGATGGCCTTGCTCGTATAAGCATACCCGGTCCCGTCTACATTCCAGATTTCGCAATGATAAATCAACTCGGAATAATCTCGCTGAACACGCACCAGCACATTGGTCCGGCCTGCCAAACTAATGACGCACGGCGCACCGCCAGTCACCGAGTCACGCTTTAGGTCAAGCCAAAGTTCGCCAGATGTCGTGTAATCGACCTCCATTCCAACTCCGTTCAGAGTGATGAACCCATTCACAAATGAACCCGGAGTGGAAAAGTTGTGAAGCTGGAACTCGACCCGGTAGTCAAGCGTATTGGCCCGGTTCGGATCGGTAAACGTCATGGTTGAACCAGTCCCATCGATGACGATAGACTGGCCCGCAAAGACACTCGAAGCAAACAGGAAGAGCGTAATCAGGTATCGCATTTATTCGACCTTCCACTCCTGTACCATGCAGTGTTGCCCCACTGTTGCCGATCCAATACCGACAGATCCAGGCGTAAAGTGTGCAGCCCGTGCCCCCGAGAAAAGCTGAACCCAGGAAAACCCAGTCCAGTATGAGACAATAATGTTCGTGTTGTTGTCTTCAATTTTCAAACGAATCCCCTCAACGCCCCACTCATGAAAAAGCGTTGAATAAAAAGACGCAGCGAACGTGCTCCAATTGGTAAAGCGGTACCCAACCATCGTCACATTCGATGAGGCATTTTTTTGCAAGCCAAAATAATACAGTGGGTCCGTATTGGCTGTTCCTGACGAGATCGCAACGGCACAACTGCTATCGGAAGCAGTCACTCCGATGAAAGGCATAGTCACATACAGGGTGAATGGCGGGGTCGGATAGGTCCGCATGTGCCCTGCCGTGGCGGCAACGGCGCTCACGGTCAAAACATTCCCCGTTGTACCGAGACTGTTCGGGCTATTGACCGCAGTCCATCCCGTGGTCGGCGGCTCGGTGACTGGTGTGTCATTGTAAAATGCAACCCAGTCGGTCCCATCACTCACCCAATACTTTCGGGCAACGTCAGTCGCATAAAACCGCGTCCCCGGCATCACCGTAGTGGCGGCTGGCCGCGAAGAATACGCAGCAGGCGCAACATACGCTTTGCGATTCACCCACGCGCTACCCTGGTAGGTAATCGCATCGTCTTCCGTCACGGAGGTGATGGTAACGTCGGTCAAATCGTTCAGTGCTGGAGGGCTTCCGCCTGCCCCTTGCGCGGTCCAGGTATCCGTCGATGTACAGAGCAGCCACTGCGAGGCAGCCGTCGCATCGGTGTCAATGAACGTCTCCCCCGCCGCGCAAGTGCCAGGAGGCGTAGTGCCTGTTTTTGAGGGCTTGGTGCTAGTCTTGCCGCTGATGTCGAACGTGGAAGCAATGGAGAACGTCGGGTTGCCGCTCACACCGTCGCCATTGGATACAGTGATCTCGTTCGCCGTGCCCGTCGCCGTGCGAGCCGTCGTCGTGTTCAAGGCTGTACGAGCGACAAGGCCGTTGCTCCCGGGATCCCCGAGTCCGCTACCGGAGCCGCCCGGAGCCATGCGAAACGTCGTGCCCGCGAAGGCAAGCTGGTACACCTGACCCGCCACCAGGCCGCTTGCGCCAGGGTCTGTGGTGTTGTCAGCTTGCTTTACGTTGGCTGAGCCGACGCCATCGATGTTGAGGGTGACCGCGCCTGTGCTGCTGTTGACGTCCGGGCGGAACGTGACGACCATGCCCTCGGTGTAGGCAGTGAGGGCTTTGTCCAGCGTGCAGGTGTAGTTTGAGCCGCTCGCGCTCGCGGGAGCGCAATACAGGTCGCCACCCGTCTGCGCCTGGGCGCGGCTCAGTATCTTCGAATCGTCCACATTGAACGGGAAATCGATGTTTGTCCCGTCGTCGCTGGGGACGCTCACCATGTAGCTCCCCGGCTGAATGTCGAAGTTCGACCGCGGCGAACCGATGTTGGTGCCGTTGAGTTTGAACTGCACCTCGCCGCTGCCTGATCCGGAACCGATGCAGTCCACGGTCGAGCCGCCCTCGTGGCAGCGGAACTTGCCAAGCGAGGTGTCGTACCACAGCTGGCCATTCGTGGGCGTGCCGGGCGCCGTCATTGGCCGCAGCAGGATGTCGCTGAAGCTGGAGCGCGTCGAGCCGTTCGCGTGAGTTCCGACGTAGAAAACATCCGGGCTGCTCGGGCCGAGCGCATTGCTGATCGAAACGCCCTGGGTGTCCATATAGAGCTTCGTGTTGCTGGACCCCTGGATCTGGAACAGGTGGTAGGTGTTTGCGTAGTGATAGATCCCGTCCAGCCGATTGGTCGTGTCTCCCAGCCGAAGCACGTTGCTGGTGTCCAGCTTTAGCAGCTCTCGCACCACCGCGCCACTTGTGAGGGCCGTAAACCAGACGTTGTTCGGAATGGTCACCACCCCGGTATCGTCGAGCGTCACCAGCGAGTTTTGCAGCAGCTTGCCCCCGGTGCCGTTGTAGCGCGCCAGGGCGTTGTCGGTCGAGGATGCCGCACCCTCCGCCTTGTAGGTGGCGAGGTTCGTAAAATTCGTGTTGATGACGCCCCGTGAGTCGCGGATGACATCCGTGGGCTGGATCGTCGTCATCGATGGCATCGACTGGGCGCACGCGGCCACGGCCGCCGCCAGCAGCAGCAGGAAGAGTTTCATGGGGTTCTCCAGGGTTAGGAATTGAGGACGCGACGAAGCGGCCGGATGACCTTCTCGGCGACGAAGGGCGCGCACTCCAGGCGCACCAGGGTCTGGTTTGGGTGGATCGCGGTCAAGGTGTAGACCTGCACAACCTGAGCCGCGGCGCGGTGCTGCAGGATCATGGCGTCGGCGGCTGTGACGATCTGGCCGACGTCGAGGTTCGGGCGGTTCCACACGCTGATGGCGATGGACTCGCGAGGGTAGCTCTTGAGCGCCAGCTCGCTCTCGGCAATGCTCGCCGCGGTACCGTTCGAGTCGATGGTCGAATCGATGATGGGAGCAGCTTCCACCGTGCCCCACGTTTCCGCCTGCGAGTCCGTGTCGTTGGCTGTGTGCGCATAGGTGCCCGCCTCGTCACTCTTCACCGTGATGCGGTTCGCCAGGTCGGCCAGGCTGTAGCCGTTGTTCTCAAGAATCCACTTGGATCGCTGATTCGGATAAGCGGGCAGCGCCTCGGTCTCGATGTAGCGGATCCCCTCCCCGTCGTACACCTGGGCGTGGCATACCTCCACTTCGCCCGTCAGGGACGCATCCGCCGACCCTCCGGAGATTGCCGCAAACGCTGCGGGGTAAAACGCTAGCGCGACGCCAGCGGTGCCGGCCGGCACGGTCATCTCAACCAGGAGTTCGTACCAGGCGCCCCCTTCCGCGTCGGCGATCTCGGTCGCGGAGCCACCCATCGAGAGCGCACCGGTGTCCGCATTGAGGCGGACAGTTTCCGCGCCGAGCAGCGCACTCACTGAGTCGTAGGCGTTCAACTCCAGCGCCACGATCGTATTCGTGGCTGACCCCTTGCGGACGTAGATCCTCGCGCCCAGAGACCTCGCGTCATCGAGCGCGGCGCCATCGTAAAACCAGGGCGGCGACTGCACCACCAGCCCGACCTGGCCAGCGTTGGCATCCTCCACCAGGAAGGCGCGGCCGCGGAATCCGATTGGCAGGGGCTTGCGCGCCGTGGGAGTGATGGTCGCCAGCACCAACACGGGGTTCCAGACGTCGCTGTTGTCGAGCGCATTCGAGGAAACGAGCAGGTTGTTCGCATCGCCGAAGGTGTAGCGGTTCTGTGACTCTGTTTTGTATTTGACCTCTACCACCGCTTCCGTCGTGATGCGCCATTCCATCCCGAGCCGGATGCATAGATCGTTGAGAGCCTGGTCAAGGGAGCGCCCCTGCCAGTCGATCGTCAGGACAGGCACGAAATCCCAGGCCGGGTCGAGTGTGACGCGATAGCCGAGGTATTCGAAATACTTCGCCTGCAGGTCCGCGACGATGTCCGCCGGCGTATCGGTGTAGGACTCCGTCACGTAGGTCCGTGCGAACTTCCACCGGTAATCGACCGCCCGGCACTCCAACTCGATTTGCGTGGCTCCCAGGTTGTCCCCGGCGCGCCTGGCTCGCCGCTCGACCAGCAGGCCAAAAAACTCGTTTGCCGATACGTCAGAGCGGTCCAGGTAGGGCGGCAGCAGGGAATAGAGCGCCCCAAGGTCCGCCCAGGTAATGATGGCCTCGTCCCACGTCATCCCCGTGCCTTGCCACGTTTCCGCGGCCGCGTAGGCGTCCCAGGTCATGGTCGCCTCATCCCAGGAAATCGCAGCCTCATTCCAGGTGCCGGAGATCAACGGGAGAGCCGTTACCTCCGCGATCTGCGCACAGCAGAACCGCGTCGCATCGTTGCCCGGGTTGAGCAGGATTTCGACGTAGGGCGTTTCCGTTGCCGAGGTGGGCGGCATCTGCAGGGTGATCGAGACGCGGTACCAGGTGGCATCTGAATCGTCCACGTAAACCGGCCGGTCGCCCGCGGAGTAGGTGTAGGTGCCGTCCGTGTCGTCAAAAACCAGAATGACCTCGTCGGTTTCGGCCGGCGTCCCGTTGAATGCTCGCGCCTCAATGCCGACTGAGCCTCCGGAGCTGCCATTCTTCTCAACGAACACCGAGGCGATGAAGCTGCGCGTCTCGACGGCGCCGCTCCCGGTGCCATCCTCAGCGACGGGATGCTCGACCAGGTAGGTGCGATTCGCAATCGCCGAGCTGGCGTCGCTGCCCGTGATGGTCCACAGGTAGCCCAAACCACCGATCTGCGAGGGCAAGTCGCCCCAGGTTGCGGTGATTGAGGTGATTAGCGTGCGTGTCCACGGCGTGAGGTCGAGGCGGTTCGACTGGCGGAGCAGCTGCTGATCGTCGCGCACCAGGACGGTCGATCCCATCGCTGGACGCTCCAGTTCGGCATCGAGGCGGAGCGTGAATCGAGCTTCCGAGCCAAACTCATTCAGCCGGCGCGTCACCACCAGGCCGGGAGGCGTCCGGAGCTTGCGCCGCTGCCAGAATCCGTCAATGTAGATGCGCAGCATGGGATCAGGGCGCGGCGTAGGCCACGGCGTTGGAGAGCGCTGTCACGATGGTCTGGGTCTGGTCGCCCATGTGGATGTTGACCGTGAGGTTCCCGGGGCGCAGCGAGCGGATAGCCTGCACGGTCGTTTCGTGCAGCGTCCCCGCCTGCAGCAGCATCTGGTTCAGCCGGATTACGGTCTGTTGCTGCCAGTAGACGATGCCATTCGATCCGCTGGCCATCTCCTCAAGCTTTTTGAGGGACCAATAGGTGTTTCCCTGGATGTCGGAGAGCCAGCTCTTCACGCTGTTGCCGTTGCCGCGCATGTCCTCAACCAGGTAGCCCAGGTACTCTCGCGCAAACCCGGTGTTTCGCAGGATCGACCATTCTCCTTCAGCCGAGACGATCTTCACGTAGCGGGTATTCTCCTCGATCATGTCGAGGGTCCGGTTCATGGCCGCCATCTGGAAGTTGCCGAATATCGAAGAGATCGCGGTTGCGATGCCGGTGATGGCGTTGACGATACCCAATGCTCCGGCCGCCGCTGAACCCGCGCCAGACGCCGCTCCNNCGCCGATCCCGGGCATGCTCCCGACAGCTCCGCCGATGCTCGTACCGGCGTTAGCTGCTCCGGAAGCCGCCGAGCCAAACACGCGGCCGAGGATTCCGTCCAGGTCAAGCACCTTATCGATCAGGACGTTGATGCCCTTCTGGATGAGACCATTCGGCCCCGTAATTGAGTCGATGAACGGCTGGGCGAACGTCGACAGTGCGTCGAGGCCCAACTGCTTGAACGCCCCGCCGATCTCTTTGAGTGAATCGATATCGCCGTGGATGAGCGCGTGAATCGCGTCGTTGCCCAGCGCGGACATGCCGTCGCCGATGAACTTGAGCGTGTCGGCGAAACTCTTCTGGAGCTTGGGCACGCCGAAGCTCGGGTCATTCACCCGGGCATCCATCTCACGCAGGGCCGCTTCGAGGTCTTTGGGGATTTGCCCGGTGGTGGCCTCGCTTTCGTCGGCCATCGCCTGCAGCACCTTGAGGAAGGCGGAATCCTGCTGGTACTGCGTCGCCTGGCCGGACGCTACCAGCGCTTCGTAGGCAGCTTGCGCCTGCTCTGTCGCTTTGGCGAACTCCCGCGTCGAGGTCATGCCGAGCGCCTCGAACGCATCCTCGACCTTCTTGGTCTCAGCGACGAACTGGGGCACGGTCGCCGCGGAGTAATCGCGCGTCGCCGTCTGCATGGCTCGGATGGCCTTGGTCTGCTCGTCCCACGCGGCCGCGCCCTCGCGGATCTTCGCGATAAAGGCGGGCATCGTCGCGGTGGTGGCAGTACGGAAGGCCTGGTCGAGGGACTTCTGGTCGCCCGTCATCGTGCGGATCTTTTCGTTGTAGAACTCCGCCTGCTTGGCCGCGCGCTTTTGCTCGTCGGTGAGCTTGCCCGTTGTCTTCGTGCCGGCAGTGATCGCCTCAGCCAGGCCGGACTGGCTCGTCGTATGCGTCTTAACCTTTTTCGACGCTTCCTCTTGCGCCTTGTTGGCGGCCTCCTGCGCCTTCTCTTGCTCCTTCAGCCCCTTCTCCCACGCCTCATTGAGGGTGAGTAGCTTCTGCATGCCGGGCACATGCTTGCCGATCCAGTCTGTGAGCTGGGAGAACACTCCGACGACGGCGTTCCAGGCGGTGGTGGCCACGCCCATGATGCCGTTCCAAATGGTGGAAAGCAGACCGCTGATGTTCTCCCACACCGCGCCCCAGGTAGTTCCGGTGGTGTCCCAGAGCGTATCGAGTGCCTGCTTGAACGGCCACCAGAGGATTTCGAAGGCTCCGGTGATGAGGCCCCAGAGCTGCTCCATCCCCTTCTGCATGTTGCCCCAGTACCACGTCCACGCCTCACTGACGCCGTCCCAGGCCTGCAGCATGACGGCCTTGATCGGCTCCCAGTTAGAGGCGATCCATGTGCCGATGCCAGCCAGCGCAGCCGCGGCGCCCGCGATGGCAGCAGCCCACGCAACCATGGTGCCGGTGATGGGCAGCGCCAGCACGGCGCCAATCGCGACGAGCACTGGGCCCGCGGCCGCCGCGACAGCCCCGATCGCCAGCACGGCGTTCTTGATCGGCGCGGGCAGGCCCTGGAACCACTGCAGTCCCTCCTTCACGTAGCCGAAGAGCTGCGTGATTACGGGCGCGGCGGCCTTGATCGTCGGCGCCAGGCTTTTTCCGATCTCTACCCAGACCTTGTTGACCTCGTCGCCGAGGTTGGACATGATGCCGGTGAGGGTAGACATGCTCCGGCTCATGTTGCCGCCGAAGTCCTCGCGCATGCCCTCGCGAATGGCTAGCACCGCCTCCTTTGCTGGTACCGCCCCCTTCGACACCAGCTCGGACATCTCACCTGTCGTCTTGCCCGCAGCGCGAGCCAGGTAATCGAGCGCGGGCACGCCACGCTCATTGAGCTGCATCAACTCCTCAGCGCTCGCCTTGCCCTTGAGCTGCATCTGCCCCAGCGCGGTAACGATTCCGTCTACCCGCTCGGTGACGTTTCCGCCCATCGCGGAGGCCATGTCGCCGATATCAGTCAGCGCCGGGATGATATCCTCAGCGGCGAACTTCATCGCCATCATCCGCTGGGCGGTCCCGGTCAGCTCGGCGAACTCAAAGGGAGTCTTCGCTGCGAAGTCGCCCAAGTCTTTGAGAAATGTGCCGGCCGCTTCGGCGCTCCCGAGCATCGACGTGAAGCCGACCTCGGCGGACTCCATCTGCGCGGCGGCTTCGAGTCCGGTCTTGGCCAGGCCGACAAGCGGCAGCGTCAGCCCAGCGGTAGCCGCTCCGCCCGCGATGGCAAACTGCGCGCCCAACTGGCCGATGTTGACGCCAGTCTTCGCGATGCCGCGCTCCATCTGCTGCTGGGCGCCAGTGACCGCGGACTGCGCTTCCGACAGTCCACGGTCAAGGCCGCTCAGGTCCGCACCGATGGCGGCGTAGATTTGTCCGACGAGGCTCATGTGCGGGGGCGTCTCTGGGTGATGGCGGGTTGGCTGCCCTTAGGTTGCGCGAAGCCCATGATCTTCAGACCATCGACCCACTTGTTCATTTGGGCGACACTCATTCGTTTGCCCGGTTCGCGATCCGCCTTGGGCAGGAAGTCCTTGACGTTGTACTTGCGCTGCTTTTTGTCGCGGTGGATGTTGGCGAGGGTGGCGCACACCATGGCGGCGGGAATCATCCGCTCCCGGCCCTGCTCGCGCATGTGCTTGATGCGTGCCTCGATCTCGACCATGGAAATCCATGGCCAGCGATCCTCGGCCACGCCAAGGCGCAAGACGCAGAGCGTCCACCACTGCTTTCGCAGATCGGCAGCGCTTACTTCTTCCGACGCGGCTTCGGGCTTGCTGGAGCCTTGGCCGCAAGCGTAGGGTCAACAGCGAAGGCCCTCCGCACCGCTTCCCAGCATTCGGCGGCGGGTGGAAGATCGCCATAGAGGATCACATCGGGCGTTAGTTCGCTGCGCTCCTCGGGGCTGGTCAGCAGGGCGTGCAGGATGTGCGGGAGATCCTTGAGTCCCTGGATGTTCTTCTTTGCTTCGGGGAGTTTGTCGAAGCCCTCGGGCAGCGGATGCGCCTCGCGGTATTCGGCCATGTAGATTTGGGTCGCCGGACTCTTGCGCAGAGCCCGGCGTTTCCCGTTGATGACGAGGTATACGTCGGCAGATGGTCCCATGGTGTTGCTCCTGACCTGTGGGGTTTCGTTTAAGTGGATGCCCTTTTCGTTTAGCGAAAGGGCGGTTTCGTCTTAGACGATGGCGGTTTCGTCTTGCAGCTCGACCTTACCGGAGATGGTCAGAGTGATCGATGCGGTGACGTTCTCGTCCGGTCCGCCGATGTTCCATTCGAAGTTGGACACAAAGGCGGTGAACTCCAACTCCCGATCATCGGTGCCACCCTCGGCTTTTGGGACTAGGATTCGCCACAGCCTCTTCGGGGTCGTGTCATCGTTGTAGAGCGCGAGGAGACCGTTTCCAGTCTCGTTGTGGCTGGCGAGTTCTGGATCGAAGATGATTTCCATCGAAATCTCGCCCGGGTCCCGCATCCCGGGAGCGCGCTCCATGTAGAAGTCCGGACTGTCAAGGGTCGTCTGGTCAATCACAGTGCGCGACATGCTGGGGCCGGCGAAAGATAGGACGTTGGCAACGGTCGCGTAGACGGGCGGAGGCCCGGCAGACGTGCGCAGTTGCAGAGATGCTAGATAGCCTGTCGGCTTTCCCATGTGGTGTTACCTCCTGCCGTCTGTGGCGTGGTCTAAGTGGTGATGAGCTTGAAGTCCGCGTTCCAGGTGAAGCTGTTGCTCGCGGCGTCGTGCTGGCTCGTGAGGTTAAGCAACCGGCAGTAGCTGATGCCGTTTGCCAGGTCGCGGAGGTTGTGCATCTCCGCGTAGAGTTCGTTGAAGACGGCCTGTGCCGAGTCGGGCGTCGCGGCCAGGACCATCGCCTGGAATCGGTGCTCCAACTGGGTGCCCCCCGACAGGTCGATCCGTGGCGTCGCGGAGATGTCGAAGAACACGACAGCGGGCGTCGCGGGCGCGTCGAGGTTGTCAGCGAAGTCCCAGTAGATCCGGTCGTCTGTGAGGGCGATGAGCGTTGCCCGGTCAAGGCAGCGCTCGATGATCCGTTCGCGGTAGGACATGGCTACTTCCAGGCGCGCTCAATCGAGAAGGCGAGAACCTTGCGAATCGTGTCGAGGGCGGCGGCCTTGCGGTTGTCGAAGGCGGGGCGCAGGAATGGACGCGGCTTCCGTACGACGCGCTTGGCGAGGTGCCATTTGCCTTGATCGTCCTTCCAGGCCAGGCGCGGCGCGTTTTTTGGCTCGATCACACCCCCAAATTCGGTGATTGCCGCATAGGGGACATTGGCCGCGGGCCCCACGCGGGCCTCCGCCTTGAGAGACGATCCGGTGACTGTGGTGCCGATAGAACGCCGGAGCGTCCCCGTTCGATAGGGTGCATTCTCCTTCGCTTGCTCTTCGATGACCAGGCCGCCCGCCTGGACCGCATCGGCGAGCATCGTAGCTCGCACGGATGTCTGCAGGTTCCGGATCTTGCGGAGGAAGTCCGAGGCGTCGAGGCGAATCTTGCTCATACGGGCTTCCGTTCTTCGAGTAGCACCCGGGTGAGTTGCAGGTGCGAGTCGTGCTGGACCGAAATCACGTCATAGGCGACGCCATCGACGACGGCGCGGAGCTTCGGGCGGATCGCCGGGTAGTAGCCCTGGATGAGGCAGCGCTTGAGTCGCTGCAGCCGCTCGAACTCGACACCCTCCAGTTCCTCTTTAACCTGGGCACCGCGGCCGGAAGCATTCGCCACCTTGCAGGGCAGGTCGGTGAGCGATTCCACGTTCAGCCAGGAATCGGTGCGGACGCCAAGAGGGCTCCGGGCCCCAAGCGGATCGGTAGAATCCTCCCAGGTTTCGGTCTCCTCGTCCCAGACCTGGCCTTGCGCCTGGAACGTGATTGACTGCGAAAAGACGGGCGCCAGGGCTTGCAGCCATCCACCCGGGAAGAGGTCCTGGTTCACGGCTTATTGGTCCTCGCGCAGAAACTGTTTCCAAATGCGTTCGCGGGCGCTGAAGTGATCGACGGGCGTCTCGGCGATCTCGAAGCCGGCCCAGTCGCCATCGCCCTGCCGGGATCGTTCCCTGTACTGGACGGCGATCATCCGCAGGCCTCGCGCGACGCCTTCGCCGTCGAGCTTGAGGTCGAGCAGGTCCACCACCTGCAGCACACGCACGCGGTTGGCGGCCAGGCTCTCCAGGGCCAAGGCGGCGGCCGCGTAGACGTTGCTCGATTCGAGCGACAGGAAAGCGTCGATCTCGCTATCCTCGAACACGGCTGCGGCGGTATTCGTGTCTCCGACGAGCAGCCGAACCTTGCCGGCGTCGGTAGAAATGTCGTAGGTGGCCATCAGTCCTTCGCTCTGCGGGGTGTCCGTGGCGCGGCGGGCTCACGTAGTGGGGTTTCTTTGAGTGAAGGCTTGGGTGCCTTGGGCTCGGTTGACTTGGTGTCCGCGGGCGGTTCGGGCTTCGGGCCCTGCATAACGAATGGCTTGAGATCCACCCGGGCGCCGTACATCTCGCGCCGAATCTTCACCGCGTCCGCTTCGTGCTTGCAGATGACGTCGGGCTCGGTTTGCCCGCGCCGATAAAGTCCAGTCCAGTGCATGCTGCCTCCGAAAAATCGGGAGACCGGTTGCCCAGTCCCCCATCGTGCTTTTGCTCGCTCAGGAAGATTGACCGACTAGGATCCGTCGCCTTGGCTCGCTACGGACATCTTCGGATCCATCAGTGTGCCGCCGAAGATGTGACGAACCTTGTACTCGATCTGGTCGGAGTCGAAGTCCCCGTCCATGATGTTCGTTCCGCCGCCCACGCGGGAAGCGTTCGGAGCCTTCATGAACACCTGCGGTTGCTCGTAGCCGCGCAGGAAGCCCATCTCGGCCGCTGGCCGCCCGCTGTTTGGATCGGCGAACAAGAACCAGGACGTGTTCTTGTTGTTCGTCGCCAGGCGCGGGATGTAGTAGTTGACGTGCAGCCGCACCCGGTTCGCCATCCAGTTCCGCGCGATCAGCTTCGAGGCGCTGGTTCCACCGCCTTCGGTGGTCAGCTCCAGTTGGATCGCGTTGAGGATGTTCTGGCCGGTGATTTCGAGCGCGGGCGGCACCACCAGGTGCACGGCGTCGATCGCGATCGGCTCGCCGTCGTCGTCGGTCTGGGCAGCGAGGATCTGCATGCCAGTCTGCAAAGAGGTGATGGTAAGAGCCGGGTTCGACGTCACCACATTCGCGTTGCCCGAGGCGTAGAACGTGCCGTCCGGACCATCGGTACCGACGAACATATCGGTGGCGAAGCGCTCTTCGCTGCGGGCTGCCGCGCGCCCGAACCGGGCCGGGATGTCCTTGAGCGCGTCAAGGTCATCATTCACCATGGACTCGAAACTGAAGCCCATGCGGCGGCCGAACTTCGCGACGGAGTAGGTGTACTTTCCGTCGCTGAGCGCCGCGGTCGGGTACGGTCCGCGCTCTGGCACCTGGTCAAGGTAGGCCTCGCCACCGTCGATGGTGAACCGGTTGACGGCGCGGAAGTCTCGGACGGTTCCCCGCTTGATGTAGTTCGACCAGGTCACAGGCGTCGCCTGGTAGCCGGCGAGCAGTTGCCGGTCGATGATGTCCCCGAACAAATACGGGAAATCGTCGGTGGTCATTGCCTCACGGAACTGCCGCAGAGTGTAGCGGCCCTTGTAGAGGCCTTCGACAAACTGCGCAGTGCGCGCGAGCCTGGTTGCGTATTCGGCGGATTCGCGCCGCAGCTTGGCAACGGGCGTGCCGTCCCCTTTGAGCAGCGCCTCCGCGGTTCCACCCTCGGCCTGGATGCGGTCGAGTGTTTCGAAGAACTTGTCGGACATTCGTGTTACCTCCTGTTGGTCTGGGTTGCTCCTGGTTGATTCGCTCCCGTTAGCAGCCCGATTTCAGGAGCACGGGGATGGTCGCGGTTAGGCCGCTGCCGACTGTGCCGAGGGCAATACCGAACAGCACGCCGGACACGCTGTCTTTGTTGAGAACGGGATCTTCTCCCGCTTCGTAGTAAATCGCGTCGCCGACGGCTACGGCGCTGTTGCCAGCATTATTGACACCCTCAACGCTAAGGTTGAAGACGCCCCGGAATTGCACCGTCGTCTTGCCGTCTGCGCGCTCGTCGGTGAGGGCGACGCCGGGCAGTACGCCGACGAGCACTGGATCCCCCGATGCCGGGGTGGTGGGCGCGGTGCAGGCGACGTCAAGCGTGTAGGCGTCGCCCGAGTATTTGAGATTCTTTGCCACTGGTGTTACCTCCTGATGGTTTGCTTTCGCCGGGTGACCAATGGCGCCTATCGAGCGGCCATCGCTTCCGCGGTTTTCTGGTCGTAGCCCATCCCGACATACATCCGGATGAGCGATTCCTTTGCGCTCTGGATCGCGGCGTCACTGTTCGCGGCGCCAGATCCCGCGCCCATGTCGGACACGCCGCTACCCTTGACGGCTTCGGCCAGGTATTTGGCCTCGGCGTCGAGAGCTTCGGTCGCAGCCCTGCGAAACTCGTCCGCGTTGAGCGTGCCGTCTTCCTTGAGAACGGGCTTGCCAATCACGGATTCAAGCACGCGCTTGCGGGCGGCCTCGCTGAGCTTTGATGCGTTGACGATCTCCGCGGCGATGGCGCTGGTTTCCAGGGCAAGCAACTGCTTGCGCAGCGCCTGGTTTTGGGTGTCCGCGGCGGTCTTCGCTTCGGTGAGCGTGGCGACTTGTGCTGTGAGCGTGGTCACCTGCCCCTGCAGCGCTTCCCGCGATTCGCGGAGTTCTTTGATGGCGGTTTCGTCCATCTGCTTTCTCTCCTTAGTGGAATGCGGCAGGGCTCCATCCTGCCCACCGGCGCCGGAATCCGCACCCCGGGCCGCTTCGTAGAGCGGGAGGATGCGCCCCCCGGCTCCAGGAACTGTTACGAAATCGATTGACCTGGCGGCCGTCAGCTCTTCGAGGATCTTGCCTTTGCGCCCCTCGGCTTCCCCGTCCTTGGCTCGGCCGTAGGCGTAGATCGAGACGCCAATGTCCTGAGCCTTGCTTTCGACCGTCCACGCCCAGTCCGGGTAGACGCGGGCGGATGCGTACAGCCCTGGCCCCAACAGGCCCGCCTTGTCCCATGCGGCATCGGAGGTCAGCACGCCCGCGAGGTCTCGAACGCTACGCTCGGGGAGTTCCTTCTCTCCCGTCAACGTCGGATGATCCATGAACATCTGGGTACCGGCGCGAAAAACCTTCGGGCCGTCTCGCTTGAGCACGTCCGCCGGGTAGTAGCCGCTCGACCCCCAGCCCGCCTGGATGATCTTCATGCGGAAGCTGCCACCCTCGCCGACGTGGGCAACCTCTTTGAGCGTGGGCGCGGTGAGGCGGATGGCCTCATTGAGCGTGGGCTTGCTGGTCATGCTTATGCCTCAATCGAAGTCGAAAAATGAGAAGTGCCTAAAGCGCTACCCGTGCAGAATGAGTGCAGCGGCATCCCGGAAACCGGAGCGGCCGCTCGTGTCCGCTGTCGAAGTTGTCAGCCAGCCGGATCCACCCCTGCGCCTGGTTGCGTTGGCACCCATCCGACACCCGATCGTCGCCGACTGTGATCCAGCGTTTTTCCATCGGTAATCCGTTGGCCTGCATCTGCCTCGACCCAATGAGCTTCGATTCCTCGAACGCTTCCCCAATTTCGGTGACAGCCACCAGCTCGGCGCGATCGCGGATATGCTGCTGGGGCTTGGCGCCGGCGAACCCATCAAACTGCTCCCGGATGCGCTTGGCGATCGTCGAGTAGGATTCGTTGTTCGCGAACCCATCGATGATCGTGCGCCGGAGCGCTAGGCGCGTCGTCTCATTGATCCGGCTCACCCTCGCGGCTGCCGCCCGGTCGAGATACCATTGCGCCCTCGGGTCCTGTCGATCGAAGCTCACGCCGAACTGGGCCGCGTAGGGCTGCGTCGCATCGAACCCCGCGGCGATCGCCACGCCGATGCCGGCACGGATGATCCGCTCCAGTTGGTTCTCGGTCGATCCGAACACCTCTGCGAGGATCCGCTCGATCTCCGCATCGCCGAACACCTCGCGAAACTCATTCCGGTAGGCTGACAACGCCTGCACTGCCGCCTTGCCTTGGGCGACAAACACCTTCGCCACGTCGCGGCGCACGGTCGCCTCGATACGGCTTACCGTCTCGCGCTGAATCACCGCATCGAGCACGGCGCGGGCTTCGCTAAGCTCCCCTCGCATCCTTGGCCCTCAGCATCGCCTCTGCCTTCGCGACCGCGTCCTGTGCTTGCTGCAGTGGCTGCATGCGCTGCTGCAACTCCGCGGCACGGGTCGCCTTGTCGAGGTCCTCGGCCTCCATCTGCGCGAGCTGCTCCTGGATGTCCTCGACGCTCAGCCGGGAAAGCAGCAACCGGGTCGCCGTCATCTTCGGGATGCGTCCCGTTGCCCAGGCGGCCGCGATCGCCTCGACGCTCTCAAGCTCGGAGGCCTCGACGACGGGCGGGAAGGAAACCTGGATCGGCACTTGCCCTTGCTCGAAGCGCACGCCGCCGCGCCTGTTCGCCTGGCTGTTTGCAACGATGTAGCCGAGCACATCCTGGATGATCGAGCGCCACTTCCGCTGCCTCGCTTCGAACCGAAGTTGCGTCGGCCGGTCAAGACTCTTTGCCGTGGCCAGGTTGCCGGTCGAGACATCGCCGAACATCGTCTCGGGCAGATCTGTGGCGGCGCAGACCTGGAGCTTGAATTGGCGGCCGTCTTCCGGACTGATCGATGCGCCTCGCACATTGAGCGGCTCAAGCACGTCGATCCAGTCACCGGCGGCGGATTGCGCTCGGGCTCCGCGTTTCCGGTGGCGAGCGTGGTGTTGAGCGCCCGTTTGGCTGCCTGCACCTGCTGCTTGGACCCACCCTTGACTGTCAGTCGATGCGCGAACCGGGACAGCGCCCGCATGATCGTTGCGCAGTCGCTCAGGAAGTCCGTGTGGGCCTTTGCCCAGTCGAGAGCGGAGTAGATCTCGGGCACGCCGAACAGCATGTGCTTCTGCCCGCCGGCGCGGACGTGATACATGACGCGATCCGCTGGGACCTCATGGCTGCCGATGGAGACGGTCTGCAGGGTGGGGTCATGCGCCAGGGATCGAAGGTACTGGGTGACTCTCTTGGACGTCGACGCGCCCGATGCCGTGTTCAGCTCGCGCCGCGCGAATGCCCGGCGGTACCACCAGATGTCGTCCGCATCGCCCGGGTTGGTGACCACCTCGGCAAGCTCCTCGGCCGGGAATGTCCGGATCCTCCAGCCCGCCGGCGTGTCGATCACAACTAGGCAGACGTTGCCGGTGATGGCCAGCTCCTCGTCGAGTTCCATCAGCGTTTCGAGCGAACAGAATGCCCGCTGATTCGACGGCTCCCACCACACCTCACCGATTGCCTGCTGCACGGCCTCGTCATCGCTGGTGATCTCGATACCCTGGCCGAACACGTAGGAAGAGGAGACCTTCAGCGCGCGCCGGATGAGCGGGTTTTTGATCGCCGCAGCGCGCGCCAGGTCAATGATCTTGCCGAGGCCTTCGCGCGAGAACTCGTGTTTCGCATCCATGGTCGCCCGCAGCCAGTCGCGATCTTCGAGCGCAAGCTCCAGGTGCGCCAGACGCTCGGAGAGTAGGGCGTTCTGCCACTGTTCCTGCTGCAGAGACGACTCCAGCGATTTGACGGTTGTGCGGGCCATGGCTTAGTAGGGGCTGATCGAAACGATTTCTTCGTCCGGCAGCGTCCAGGTGTCACTCACGGGGCCTTGGTCGATCATCAGGGCGGTGAGCGCCCAGACGAGCGCGTCCATGCGGTCAGGAGACTTCACGCCGGGCGACGGCACGTAGTTGCACATCTGCTCTTCCATCTCTGGAAAAGCGCCGACGTGCTTCACGCGGCCCTGCTCATAGAGCGCGGCGATGGGCTCAGCTCGCGTGATCTTGTTCCGCGATGCCGTCACGCCCTGATAGCTGATGAGCGGATCCACCTGGCGAAGTAAAACCTCGATCAGATCGCCGCCGTTGTTCGTTTCGCCAATGATCCGGTCGGCCCGCAGCTTATGGTAGAGGCGGATCGAGGAACGGCACCACTCGAGAGGAGCGGCTCGCTCGGTGCCGTCCTCCAGGACGTAGGCGCGACCGTCTACGCCCAGCCCGGCGGCGATGATCCCGGTTTCATCCGAGTCCTCGCCAAAAGTCGTTGCGGGGTCGATGGCGACGACGATGCGCACCAGCTCGGGCGGCTGCTCGCAGCGGGAGGCCTCGATCATCTCCCAATTCCACAGAGCGCCGGGCGTGTCGCCGAGGATCTCCGCGTTCAGTTCCTGACGCCCAAGGCGCGTGCCCTCATACTTCCGGATGATGTCCGCGAAGAACGCCGGCGCCAGGTTGGACTGGTTGTCGAAGGTGGTTCCCGTCGTCAAGTGCGTCGTCTTTGCTTTCGCCAGGTCGCGAATCAGTTTGAGCGGCTTCGGCGTGCCGGTTACCACCGCCCGGGGATCTTCACCCAACCGCAGGCCAAGCATCAGCATGTCCCAGGCCTCCGGACGCCGCCAGGACGCTGGCTCATCACACCAGGCGAAATCGTGCTGCGGGCCGCGGAGCCGCTCGGGTTGGTCTGCCGAGTACAGGGTTGCGATAGCGCCATTCGAGAAGCTGATCCGCCGATTCGATGGGTTGAAGGTTGGCCGCTGCTTATAGGGGAAGATCGCCAGGATGCCGGACTCGCCTTCCACCATCACGTCGCGGGCGTCGGCTGCGGTTGGTGCAACCAGAGCCAGTCGCCGATACCCTTGATCGATCGCGTGCCTGCAGGCCTCCGCCCCGGTGCGTGTCTTGCCCCAGCCCCGGCCGGCCAAGCACATCCACACGCGCCAGGCCCCGGGCGGCCAAAGCTGCTCAGGTCGGGCCCACGTCGCCCAATCCCAGAGGAGCGCCTCCGCCTGCTCGGGCGTCATCTCGCTGATCTGCCGGCTGAGAACTTCCGCGCCGTACTGCTCGATCAAGCCTTCCCAGAAGCTCTTGCCGCGCGTCGATGGCATGGATGGTCAGATTCCCATTAAGCTCGACGGAGTCCTTGTATAGGCCCAAGTGGCGGGCAAGCTTATCGAGGGCATCGAGCTTCGGGTGCAGCCGGAACTTGGTTCGCTTCACGCGCTCAACGTCTCCGCCGCCCCGCTCGGTTACGGTTTCCTGCTCGATCTGCGACACGGCCGCGAGCCCACCGTCTGGCGCCTTGCCAAAGTCGAGAACCGGTGTGCCGTCTGGCTGAATGGTCACATAATCCGCCATGTCGGCGAAGGCGACTTTGGCAATTTCCGAGATGACGCGGTCTGCGGTGATTTCAAGCCGGGTGGACTGAGCCCTGGTTAGCTCCGCGACTCGGTCCTGAATCTTAGGTTTTACTAGGAGTTGCGCCGCTTGGACGCCTGCGCAGCGAGGACTGTAGCCCGCCCGAATTGCGGCTTGTGTCGCGTTGTGGTCAACCAAGTACTCGCGGCAAAACCTATCCTGCTTCGGATTCAGTCTGTCGTTCGAACCAGTCGTCGAACCGGTCGAGGCTGGCTTTGAGTTCACTCGATTCGGCCTGGCCATCAAGAAACTCCCGCGCCGCGTTGCGTAAATCGATCGCTCGTCGGGCGAAGTCCAGCGTGAACTCCGCGTTCAGCACGTCCGCCTCGAACCGGATGGTGACTTCCTGGCGCGGTAGCTGCTCGTGATCGGCCATGGGGTGATTTTACGCTCGCCGCACTCGCCAAGCAATCGAGCATGGGCCGGATGAACACCTGGCGGTCCATCTTGGCAATGCGGCGTAGTTCCCAGACACCCGGCGGGTTCGTGCGTGTTTCGCGCTTGTGTGACTCGGGCGGAAGCTTGGGGAGTTTCCCGGCCTTGAGCTTGATCTGTTTGGGATCGACTGGATTCGATAGCACCACGCAATGCCACCGCCGCTTGGAGCCGAGAGGCTTGCCGTGGCCGAGATCGACGAGGCGCTGCGCTTCGTGCCTGGTGAGCGTCTGCAGAATCGCGCCGTCTTGCCCATAGAGAGTGGGTCGAGCGATAAATTGCATGGGATTTGTGGGGCTGGATGCCCGCCAGATGGGAGACCTACACCACCTGAAGACACGGGGCTGAAACGGATGGTGAAGACCCCGCCGCAGACTTGAGGATGCCTGCTAGACCCACCGGGCGGGCTACCGGCTTCGGGAGGACCGATCAGCAACAGGCTACCTTGGATTTGTTTCGGCGTCAACCTACTGCCTCCCCGTGCGGTTTGGCTGGCCTGGCATCGCCATGTGCTCGGCTAAACTTCGAAATGCCGATCCGACAGGCGGACGTGTCGGTTCGAGGATGCGCTTTTCCCGCTCGTCCATCCGGTTCTCGCGCCGACACACACATGGGCCAACGCCCTCGTATCCGCCGCGCATCACCACCACCCATCCGCCGTTCCAGCCGCAGGCGTCGCAGCCTCGCTCAAGGCTCGTGTCCTGGGTCGATCCCCTGGTTGCCTCAAGCGCCTCGAAGATCCTCGAAGATGTCAGCGGGCGCCGGCATCCACTTCGCCCGCCGGATCGCCAGGTCGATCGCGCGCCGCAGGTGCTCGACGTCTTCAGAGTCCTCCCTGCAGATCCGCATGATCTCCCGCGCTGACGCTTCGTGCTCCTCGACGGTTGTGTCCTTGGCTCGCTTCAGTGCCCGCAACCGCGAAAGCTGTTCCCGCAGTTCCTTTTCCGTCATCGCCCTCGCGCCCCCTTCGGTTTCTGCAGCGCCTGATGCAGCTCGCCAGCCTGGTCGAGCAGGTAATCAACCACGTCCTTCGGTGGCGCCACCCCGTTGCCGTTCTTCGTCGCCGGCGGCGGTTTGAGCCACCCGCCCTGCCGAAGCCACCGCAACAGGTCTGGAGCGTGCTTCCAGTCCTCCGCCCAGACCTTGCACCACGCCAGGGTGTTTGCGAGCAGCTTCGTGAGTTTGGCCAGCTCATTCGGTCCGCGGATTTGTTCCGCTATCGCTTGAGCCAAAAGCACTCCCGAAACCCCCTTGGGGTGCGCCGCGGTGATGGCGAGCACTGCCCGCTCGACGGGGGTGGGGGAATCGAAGGGGGGT